GGGTCTTGAGGTCATCCAGGCGGAGGAATGCGTCCACAATCCGCCCGCCATACTCTGCCTTGAGAATGTCAATGAATGCCCACACCGGGTTGCGGGTGGATGTGTTGGCGGACCAGACGGCACCATCCCAGATTGGCAACTTGCGGGTTTTGTCCACACGGATGCGGGACCGGGAGTTATTGTTGATTTGGTTGGTGGCCCTAATCTTGGTGGCAAGGAGGGTCACATTGCCATAGGTCTTGGTTGACGGCAGAAAGGCCCGCATGGCCTCCCAGTTCATGGTGTCCGCCACGCTTGCACTGGTGGAGGCATTGTCCGTGCGGCGGACCCTGACCTCATACCGGCCAGAGGAGACCGGAATCTCAATGGTGAAACGTTGGGGTGTGCCGGTCCGCCTGGTCACCGTGGCGGCGGCCTCATCAACAAAGGAACCCAGGGGGGCACCTGCGTCATCAATCTCCCGGTAACTGATTTGGTAAGTGGCGGAGGCATTCTTGCGGGACCCCTCATCCAACTTGTAAAGGCCCTGGGGGAACACAATGTCAATCTGGAGGATGGTGGTGAGGGTCCCCGCCGCGTTGGCAACAAAGGGGCCGTTCCATCCGTCCACAGGATAACCCACCTCATTGGGGCCAAGGAGTTCAATGTTGTTGACCTCCACAGATGAAATCACGTTGTCAGGGAAAAGGGACACGGCCCCACCCGGGCCAATGAGTTCACTTTCCACCTCATCAAAGTCACTGAGGGGGGTGTCCTCAATGTAAGTCTCATGGACCTCATACTCACCCTGTCCCAGGCAGAACAAGCTATATTGGAATTGTTCATTGCCAATATACTGATTGTAAGGTCTGGCCGCGTAGGAGGGCCAACTCACATGTTTGCCATACCCACTCTCAATGGGTTCACCAAGGCGCACCCGGTTGGACTGGCCTTTCAGTGAATAGGCCGGGTCACTGTCACCAAGTTCCCCCGGCACCTTTGGCGCAAGGAGGAGGGTGACGGCCACAGTGATGATGGCAACCACCACGGCAATAATGATGGTCACCGGGTCCCCAACCAGGGTGACAAAGGTGACCACCTCACCCGGCATGATTTTGTGGTCCCAGTCCTCACGGAGGACAGGTTCACCATTGACCAGGCAGATGGTGGGGACCTCAAACTCCTGCCCATCGCCAAGGTATTCATCAAGCCACTCCCGGATGGTGTTGCCCTCAACATCAAGCCAATGTTCCGCGTCAAACGGTTCAAAAGGATTGGTGACATGAAAGATTGCGGCGGGGGTGTTCATGGTTTCAGACGGTAGAATTTCAAATTGTTAAGGCCAAAGGTGCGGAGGCCCGCCGCCGTTTGTGCCAGAACCCCCTTGCCCTGGAGGGCATGGAGGATGAGGCCCCCGTCCACATCAAGGAACACCCCAACGTGATGGAACCGGCGGCCTGCGGAAATGGCCACGGCATGACCATCAACAGGGTCCTCCCCCGCGTCAAGTTCAACCCACTTGCCGGAGGTCAACTCCTCCGTGTAAAGGCGGATGTTTTCCCGGAGGTCCTCAGAGTGGTGGCCAATGTGGCCCGGGACCTCCAGGGCATAGTGTTCCCGGTAAACGTGAACCAGGAGGCCCCAACAATCGAAAGCGGCAGGACCACGGCCCCCGGGAATCCACGGGCGGCCCACCAGGTTGTTTGCCCAATGGTCCATGGCCCTAGCGTCCGGTGCCCAGGGAGGGAAACCGTTTCCTGGTGTAGAGTTGGGAAGGGAACTTTTTGTTAACAATGTCCGCAAAGGTGGCCCGGCCACTGACCTGGAAATCATTGACGGAAACCTCCCGGAGGAAAAGGATGAGGGGCGGGTCCATCTGTGGCGTGGTCAGGTCCGTTGAGAGATAAGGCCGGTAAGTCACCTGGACCGGTTCCTCAAACTCTGCCGCCAACCGGCAAAACTCACCAATGCGGCGGTCCACGTTGTCCACTGCCAACTGGAGGGACTGGATGCCATCCTTGCCCGCATTGGGCAGGGTCATCTTGAACGCACCGGCCTCAAAGGTCACCGTGCCCCCACCGTCCTCCAGGTCCGCCTCAATGTTCTCATAACCGGCAACAAACCGGAGGGGGGCATCAATGTTGGGGTGGGAAATCTCAATGGTCTCAATATAGACCACATCACTTGGGGCCATGGCCCACGCCTCCTTGATGGCATCTGTTAGGTCCGGTCTCATGGACTAAGCTTTCATGATGAGAGCAAACACCCCAAGGAGGACCGTGACAACCAGGGAGACAATGCCCACCGTGCGGGCAACAATCTTGGGGCCTTTCTCAATCTCACTCTCCACATGTTCCATGCGGGCTACCAGGCCAACATGTTCAAGGTCCCCTCTGAGGGCCGTGTCAATGCGTTCCAACTTGCGGTTGACCGCCTTGAGTTCACGGGTGATTGCCTCCGCCTGGGTGATTGGTCTGTCTGAGTCCATTGGTGTGGTTGCTTTCTTGTTACGCTTTGAGCTTGGCACGGAATGCGTCCATGGTCATGGACAGTGCGGCACCGGGGTCATTCTTGCGGTGGTAACCAATCCCACGGGGGCCGGACACCTCATCATGCCCCAGGACCAAATCAAACTTGAACACGTTGGGGTTGTTGTTTTCCAACCAACGGACCAACCGTTCAAGTGACTCCTCCTGTTCCGGTGTGTAAATGTGATACGTGCCCCGGAGTTGTTGGTCATCCCCGGCAGTGGTGCGGGTCTCCTCAACGGGGAACTTGTGGCCGCCATACCAGGGGCGGCGGTTGGAGTCCAGGAGGCCGGAGGCCATGACCTCAATGCCCACCAATTCATTGGACACGGACCCCGGGACGGATGGGGACTCCGGCAGACCGGGCAGACCCTTCCAAGCAGACTTGCCGCCGGAGTGGTAACCCCAGTGGCTCAACGGGAAATTTTGGTAGATGGTCCCATCACGGGCAATGAGGAAATAGCAATGGCCCGCCTTGACCATCTGCTTGATTGCGTCCTCCGGTTTTTGTGCGTGATGCCCGGCGGTGAAATGGACAATGGCCCCCTCCGGGTAACCCTTGCGGTAACGGCCCCGGGTGCGGGCCTCTGGGAGTCCGGTTGTGGTGGCCAGAGGGCAACGCAGGAGGCGGGCACCACGGACACCCAAGTCATCCGCCTCCGCCCCCACATCCACCTCACCACGGTGGGGAGGCGCACCCAGGATGCCGTTGAGAATCTCAAGGGCCGGGTCAGTCTGCGGCGGGTCCTGGTTGAGGTGCCACCGCATGGTGTAGAGGTCAGAGGAGGAGACTTGCATTGTAACTGGTTGTTAAGTGTTCAACTGAATTGAGCCTAGGCCCACTTTACCCGGCCACCGGCAAGGCTTTTGCGGCGGGGACCAGGGTGTCCGGTTCTACGTCCTCCCCATTGATGACCGGGGCCACCTGTGCGGGGAAAGGGCCAATGAGGATACCGGACTTTTCGGAATAGGAAATCCACGGGGCATTGGGGGCGGGCCTGTATTGCAAGAGATACCTTTTCGACTTGTAAACCGTCAACCGGAACTCTTGCCCGGTCTGGTTGGTCCACTCCACTGCCGCCCGGTTGACCTTGCCCTCTGCGTCCACGCAGAACCCGGCCTTGTATTCCTGCCCGTTGTCCGTTGTGTAACGGTTGAGGATGCACCCATCCGGTGTGAACACCAGGGAGGTTGAGGAACAGGCGGGGAGAATAAAAACCACCAGGGCCGTGATGAGGATGAGGGGCAGTCCTTTGGGGACCTTGGCACCCTTGTCATTCACAGACCAGGCGATTGCGAGGATAGGACCCACCACGGCCATGAGGGCCTCAACCTTGTCCGGGGTGACCAGGCCAAACGCAACGGCGGCACCTCCGGCGGCACTCAGGACTTTCCGCACACCGGACTTGATGAGGTCCGCCCCCTCATGCCGTTGGAACGTGAGGACCAGGGAGAGGATTGCGAGGATGAGACCGGCACCGGTTTCAATGTGGGACTGGGTGGCATTGACGCCAAACGTGATGAGGGCGGCACCAATGGCCATGAGGAGTTCATTGGCAGTGCCCAGGAGTTTGCTTTTCGGATTCATGTTTCTAGGGGTTGTTTCTGTCCTGGGATTCATACGCATGGGCCGGGCCGGGTGTCAAGTCTAGGTCCCCAACCAGGTGACCCCGTGGGCATCACAGATGGCCTCCGCCAATTCAAGGAACTGGGCCTCTGTAAGGCCCGCCGCCGTGTCCCCGGTGCCAATGTTGGCAATGTATGCCTCATAGAGGTCAATGTCCGCCCCCACGGACTCATTGACATCATCCTTGCCAAAAATGGTGGCGTCAAAAAAGGCGGTGGGGAACGTCCCCTCATTGGTGCCCATCCCCAGGGATTGGCCGTCAATCCATGCCTTGGGGGTGGCGGTCCCGGTTGGCACGTAGAACATGTAAACCGCCTTGCGGGATTGAGTGTTAGGCGCACCACTGCCGGAGTGGGATTGGTCACCACCGGCACCCCACACAAAGTTGTAACTGCCCGTGTCAACCGTATACATGTAACGGGGCCGGTCATTGGATGGGCCAAGCGCAATGAGTGTGCGGGAACCTCCCGTTGCCACATCCGCAACAACGATGAAACACCCCTTTCCGTTGAGGCCCTCAGACGGGGCAAAGGACTCAAAGGTTTTATTGCCGGTAACCCGCACCTGGAGAGAGGTGCCGGACACTGCCGCCTTGCGGGAATCATCCGTTGCACGGAGGGACTCAACGTCCAGGGTGTCATTCCCGTTCTGGTCATGGAGGATGTCAATGCCGCCGCCCGGGTCCGCCGTGTAATAGGACGGGTCCGCAAAGGAATAGATGTGAATGCCCAGTTGAGTTGCCAATGTGAAAGGGTCCGTGACTGACCCGTCATCACCATCCTCCAACATGCGGACAATCACATCACCTTGGCCGCCCTCATGCTGGACGCCAAAGGGGATATATTCCGCCGCCTCATCCGCAAACAGAGTCTTGAGGACAATGGGGGTGCCCACGGTGACGCCTTGGACCCGGAGGAGTGCGTTGCGGTGTTGCTCACCAATTACCGTGTCCTCAGTGATGACAAATTCCGGTTGGAAGTAAACCGGGTTGAAAGCCTGGTCCGGGTCATTGACACCCTGGGCAACCTCCTCCTCCAGGATGGCATTGATGCGCCAATGGTTGTGGACCCGGTAAGCCTCCCCGTATTGTTCATTGAGGAACCGCATGGAGTGGGTGGCAACCGGCCCGTGGATGGGGAGGTCAATGTCAAAGTAGAGACTCCCGCCCTTGAGGTCAGTGTCCACAAACGTTTCAAAGGCGGCCAGTTCATCCGCACTGAATTCAAATTGCACGTTGAATTGACTCTGTTTGCCGGTGAACCGGCGGCGGGACCGGCGGCGGCCAATCAACTGGGTTCCAATCTTTGGCCGGGTGACGTTCCCGGACATGTTGATTGAGGGGTTGGGGAGTGTGGCCGGATAGGTTGGCATGGTGTGTTATCCTCTGTTAAGTGTTTGATAGGTTGACTCCATCGCACGGGGGACGGGACCCTCACCCCGGTTGATTTGGTTGGCCACCTCCTGTGTGGCCTGCCTCACCACCAGTTGCAAGGACTTTTGGTCCTCACTGCGGCGGGTCTCCACCTCCACACCAGGTGCATTGTTGATGACCTCCACATTGACGGTGGGGGACTCTCCGCCGCCGCCATTGGCC